CATAGGTACTTAGAAAAAGTGACATGTGAATAGGTACATTATAACACCCATTCACATGTTCTGTCGTTATAGATTTAATGTGTCAATATGTTTATTGACCATTCTAACATAATGAAGTTTTGATGGGTTACGTAGCTTTTTAACACCACCTTCACCCATGTTATAACTTGCAATCAATGCATCTCCTCGATACATTGTACTCAGATAAACAAGATACTTACTTGCCACTGCCACATTGAACTTGTCGTTATGTGCAAGAGCATTTGTTATCTGGCTATCTGGGATTCCAAACTTTTTCTTCAATTCAGGAAATCTTTTTAGAACTGCTTTCGCTGTTCCTGTTTTGATTTGCCCTAAGCCAACAGTTTGGTCACAAGCCTTCTTATGTTTTGAGGTTCTAAACTTAGCCGCCTCACCGGCTTTGCTTTCCTGGAAAATGATTCCAGCTAGAACTTCTGGTTGTCTAAGTCCATCTTCCTTTGCCGTATTATAAGCTAAAGTAATGATGTTCTTTTGATTTACAGAAAGCGGTTCATTCTTATGCGATGACTTTCCACTTTCACCCCTTCCATGCCTTACTCTTACAACTTTTTCTGATACATTATCAGTGTCATTAGAAAAGTTATTGTGATGATGACCTTTCTGGTGACGGTCGTAAACATGGTGCACTTTCGCAGAAACAGACGGAGATAGCAATGCCATCCCCAGTGTTGCCACTAAGGTTAGTGTGTTGAGTTTCATTTACTCCCTCTCTATTTGTTTAGTTCGCATCAAGCACTCCATAAAGATTCTCATCAGATAAATCAACGTGAATCTCATTCTCTATGTTGCCCAACGGGGTGCAAGCCTTCGGTTTTTTGGCTTTTCCGCACCGTTACCTTGAATCACATGAATATGGAACTGTAGAATGTTCCCGTGCTTCAAGGCCATTGAAAGACCACTCTATGCATAATACATTAGAGTAGATGGCTAATCAGGTAGCCGCCTTTGGTGGTCACACCAGCTTTTATGGAGCTGGTCTATTATTTATCGCTTCTTAATTTATAGCTTTCATTCAATTCCTATTACATCTCTAAATTGTGGTTCTTCGGCTCTAAATATCATCCCAACTGCATTTGATACTTGAACTAACCGTGGAAAGTTCATTCTTACCACTCTACTCCGAGATATTGCTCCAGCAGGTCTGTGTTGTGCCGGAATTCTTTCGCATTCTTCTTCAGTCAAGAACTCCATGAACGTCTTACGTTGCCAGTAAGAACCGCGTTTGAAGTTATCAGCCAATCCGTTCCAATCGAACCCTACTTCGTATAGCATTTGAACCCGACGTTTAGTTGGAACCCCTTTAAGTTGGACATTCGTAAACTTTGTATGAGCACACATGCTTACACTGTTCTTAGAAGCATCCCATTCCCGCCATGTCAAATTATCAACCGCAGAACTTAATGATGGAACATGCCATACACGACAATCAAATGTTGGAACAATGCCACGTGGAATTGGAAACCGATATTGGTCCATTTCTTTTGCAAAAATTACCGATGCATATGACGCAAGAGTTGAACATATCTTTTGGATTCGACCATCAAACATATCCAAACTTTCCCAGACCAAAGTTATCTCATCGCTTTGAGTATAACCAACATCTGGTTGAAAAGCTTCAACCAATGTTTTAGCAGTATGCTCCATTGAACCAACAATACGACAGTCAAACGGCTTATTCGCATCTTTAGTCAGAGTATGAAAAGCTCGCCCGTCAAGACGAGCAATCACTGGCACTCCAGAAACTAATCGAGCTCCAGCTGAAATCAACTCTAACTTCTTCTGTTCGTCACCCAATGATTGGAAATCTATACTTGCCATCGTCTTATGCCTCTTTCAAAATTTGTGCAAGTTCTGATAAATCTCCAGACCATTGTGATATATCAACCACTCTTGGTCCTTTATCATCAGCCTTTAGAAAATAATAAGAAGCAATTTTTTGGCCCCACATAAATGTTACAACAGACGAAGCATCATAAAAAAGCTGAGTGTTACCAGTTCTTTTGTGTATTACATAATAGGTCGTGTCAGCCATTTTCTTATGCCTCTTCTAAAATTTGTTCAAGTTCTGACGTTTTATCAGAACATTTTGATACATCAACTATTCGTTCGCCTTTTTCATCAACTTTTACAAATAATCCTGATGATAATCTTCGCACCAACATAAAAGATGAAACTAAAGAAGCATTATGAAAAATCTCAGTATGTCCAGTTCTTCTATGTATTACATAATAGGTCGTATCAGCCATCGTAGTTCTCCACTCTTCTTTATAATATGAGTCTATTATAAACGGTTTTCTAGATTTGTAAATGGTTATTTTTGATAACTGGTTATCACATTATGCTTTCTAATAAGCACATTTCAAGAGCATCATATGACATAGTACAACCATCAAGCTTGATGATACGATGTCCACGATGGTCCGATTTTATAACAAGAATGGTATCCTCTTCATCACTTTGCAAAAGATAACAGATAAGTTCATTCAGATTATCAGTGACATAAAGCGAATTGATTGATGTCTTGATAACTCTAAAGGTTGGTAACGTGTTGTTCATTTATTGACACTCTCTTGTGGTTCTACAGGTAAAGATTTGAAAGACCGAGCATCATCGCAAAGAGCTTCACCTGGTGCCATCCAATCCAGCTTGGAACGTAAGTGCATATCGTCTTTCATACTAATATGATTGCCTTCTTCGTCAATCATCCACATCAATTCAATTGCGACTTTATCTAACATATAGTTAGGAATGAGTGGGTTCATTGTATGAAAAACATTTATAGAAATATTCAATGTTTTCATTGCATGTATCAATTCATCAACTGCTTTGTCAATCAAATAGTCATGTTTTTCCATAAAGCCTATGAAAAAATCATCAATTTTCATTGAATTTTCAGGTTTGCGACCAAAATACAACCGAACGTTTTTTTCATCAGACATAAAAATGGACCCTGTGTAGTAGTATAAATGTTAGTTTATTATACCACAGGGTCCATCTAAATGTAAACGGTTTTCTTTTTTATGCGAACGTTTTTGTGTTCTGGTCTAACATTGCTTCTGCAGGATTGACAAAGTCTGCGCCAATCATGTGGTCAGCATCTTTGAAAATACTAGTTGAAAGGATGCTGTTAGATGTCATAGACGCACCTTTTGGTCTTTTGATTTTCACAAAGTTAGTGTGAATGTAATCAAGTGCGTTAAGACCGTTACTGAACTTAGCTTGTGACAAAAGTTCAAACAATGGATATTTGTCAGCATGAATGCTAGTTACAACTTTTTTCAATCTTGCTTTATCAATTGGATGAAGTGTATCAATTTGAACATAAGCAATTGAACCATCTTCAAAAAGTTTTACGACGGCACACTCGCGATACATACCAGAATCATCGATGTCAATCATGAAGATATGAGGAATGTTTGTAGCTTTCATCTCAATTTTGCCGGAAGAGACTGGTCCAGTTGATGCGGTATTGACTGATTTTGGTGCAGTTGCCATTTAGATTTCTCCTATTATATGGAAATAGAATAACGACTATAAACCTATCATTATTCTTTTATAAGATTATAAGTATTTTTACTAAAACAAACATAAATGTCAGTTTATGTTCTAATCTTATTTATTAGTAGGAAAAATCATCATATTTAGAATGTTAGAATACCACGTTTACCAGATGTTGATATTGTAGATTGAGTTGAAGAAGTTGGTCTGCAGCTTAACAGATTGACAAACTTTTGAGAGTTATCGCCTATTTGTTTTAGACCATGCTGACCTAAAAACTTTGTAAATGCAAATAGCGAAAACTTACCATGAGTATTAAAACCATGTTCAATTGTTTCATCAATAATTTGACGAATTTCAGATGGTTGTTTTTCCAAGTTCATTAGCAAGTTGTTTTCTTCAAATAACTCACGTACGATAAACTCTTTAGGTTCTTGTGTTACTGGGTCAATACCTTGAAAAGTTTCATTCATTAGAAGTGTCATTTCATACGGGTCTTTGAATGCTTTTTCCAATCTTGTCACTCTTACTCGTGGGAAAGCAGACCTTACATTATCACCAGTATCACCACGAATTGCTTTTTCAAACATAAAGAATTCCGGGTCATCACACTGACGAGGTTTTCCGTCATCAGGATTGATAAGTGATACTTTTGAATGTTTTAGGAGTTGTTTGAAGTCCTTATCACCTGACAAAATAACCACTTCATCACCGTTAGTAGAATACTTTTGAACCACTCCAGCAATCAAATCATCGCCTTCTAATTCAGGTGCAGAAAGGCAAACGATAGAAGTATGTTCTCGTGCTAATTTTTCAAAGTCGTTGATGACTTCATACAAGTGTTCCATACTTGGGTCTTTAACACGATTCCCCTTATATAGAACTTTAGATTTGCAATCATTGCTAGCAGTATAGCTTTTTCGCCAGTTTTTATTGCCTTCAAACACTACAGCTAATTGGTCTGGCTTTATAGTGTTATACCACTTGTTCATACCAATCAAACAAGAATGTAATGCCAATCCAGCTTTATCTTCAGCTGTTCCACCATACTTGTTGGAATGAGCTGACACTGTACGATAGAATAAGTTTGGAACGTCAATGATTAGTAATTTCATATGTTATCAGATAATCCACGTAGAAGAGATTTGACTTTATATTCTTTGAACTTTATGCTAAAACGATAATGTGCTTCATCTAAAAGGGGTTGCCAATATTGTAATCTATTTCGGAGTACAAATGTAGTTCGCAAGTACCCAATGGTCACTAAGACTGGCTGAGCATGTACAAAGAACTTTGCAATTTTCAATGTAATGTCTAGCTTTTGAATGGTTGCTTCTACAAGAGCTTCATCGGAATCCGGATTATGAATCACCGAAATCATTTCAAAAAGCTCTTTAAGAAAGTCTTTATATTGAACGTCATTCACCGTACGCAACATTCGTTATTTTCCTTTAGATGTAGAAGCTATACCAGCCGCTAATGGGGATTTTGCATTACCATCTCTAAATCTAAAACCTTTCATTGCGTCAGAAGCTTCACTTGATAAGTTAGGATGCGAGTTCGATTCAACTGAGGATTCTTCGTACAAACCATCAAGTTCATCAAATATCGATTTAGGAGCCATGAATGTACCAAACAAAAAGTTTTGAACAGTCTCTTCATCATTAGCACCAGTCAAACCTTGAGCATCTAAGTTTCGAATAAAAGCTTTATTATAAGCAACTTCAAACTTAACTTCATTAGTCTTGCTTATACCATTCAAAACCAATCGTGCCCAAGGTTTCTTACGTCTTGACATTAGTTTTTCAACTAACCAGTTTAGGAACTTTACCATATGCCTTTCTTCCTAAGCTGTTCAATGTTTGCATCAGCTTTTACTAAGATGGGTTTAATTTCATCGACAATATACTGATGAAGTATCTTACACATTTCATCTGCAAACAATAAAGCTTTATTGTTTGCATCATTGTAATCAACATCAATTTGTGGCATCGTTACGGCCAACACTTTGCCGAGATGTGTAATTTTTCCAGTAATGCTTTTGTCATCAGTGTTGATAGACATAAAAAGGCCTGGTTTATACTTTTCCAGTTCTTCACGAAGTCGAGCATTTTCTTGTTGGGTCGTATGCAGTATTTCATTCAATACTGCATAATCGTTTAAGCTTGCGGTGCTTATTGAGCTATTCATATTTTAGTTATCAATTGGAGAAATCATTGTAAGAACATATCCATTTACAACAATTTTAGCAGAAGCTTCATATATATCGATTGCAACTAATTCGTTTTCTACTGATGCAGCACGAACTAATGGAGAAAATCCATCAGTATGGAAATATGAAATGACAGTATCTTGTGGGTCATCGCTAATATCTTCGGCCAAAGTTGTTAATGGAATTGAGAATAAATCATTGCCGCCATCTGATAGTTCAATACTAACGTTCACGCCTTTTTTGATAGCAATAGTAATCTTTTTAGAACCCATTGCTTTTTCAGCATTTAAGAACAGTGCTACTTCATCGCGAGTCATCTTAATCGTTTTTAACGGAGTATCGTCAATGCTTTTTGGGCATTGCACACTATTGATATTAGCAGCACGATACTGAGAAGAAGCTTTTGAACCTTTCAATACCAAATCATTGACATCACCATTAGCTTTCTTTTTTAGTTCAATTGAAAGTTGAGGGTCAGTTTTGAACAAATCTAAACGTTGTTTCAATACCTTGAGTTTTTTAAGTGCTAACTTAGTTCCTGATTCAAGAACAGGGATATTATCTTCAGTGATAACAACACAAGTTCTATCGGAATTGATTCCTGATAAACGAGGAGTATCCCCAGATGCATCAAGTAAAAGCATATCAATGCCAACTAAAGAGCAGACATTGATAACGTTATTTAAGTTAGTAATATCAGTTGCGGTCAATTTCATATGTTTATAGTCCTATGTTTATGTATTATGTGTATGTATTATAACACTATTTTTATCATATGTGTTATATATTGTTTGAAAAATATGATTATTAAAAGACCATAAGTTTATTGACACGAGCACTAAATGGTGTTGGAACTTCTTTTCCTAAAGCTGAAAAGATACCTTCAAGTTTAGCAGTAATCAATTTTTCTTCAGTCTTTTTGAAATCGATTTCAAATTCTTCTTCAAGCCAAAATGGAAACTCTTCAGCTTCAGCAGGAATGGCAATACTTGTAAAGTTATGGTCATTAGGTCTCAATTCAAAGATTTTGACTTTATCACCAGAGCTTATCTGGAACCCGTCAGCACCCTCAAACAATGTTGATAGTTTATTGAAGTTGATTGCCGCACGACAATGACCAGGGATTGTCAGCTTACCTTTACCCTTCGCATTCAACATCGGTTTTCCTGCAAGTTCAGCGTCATATGCACGAGTCATTAGTTCAAGATTGTTTGCTGCTTTAGAAATACCAAAAAGAAGTTTATCTTCGGAATCAATATCACCTTTGAACAATCTGCTTCTTTCGTTATTCACAAATTCTACAAGAGCATCATAAGAATCACCATTTAGAATCATATCAACAGTTTTCTTTAGAAACTTTTGAATGATTTTTGGAGTATCAGATTTCTTAATCTCCGAACCCATAGCTTTCATCTTATTAGTAGCAAAGCCATCTAAATCGACAACTTTCAACATATACTTTTTACGAGCTTGAAATAATCCACGTTCTGCAACTACTTCTCGACCTGCTGCAATCAAAGTATCGAATCCTGGCTGACAACAGAAAGAATCTCTCATAAACTGAGGAAAGCTATCATTGATTTCATCAGCGATAGCATCAGCTATTTCTACTGCTTCATCTTTAGTTGATGCAAAGGTTTTGAAATACGCACTATCAGTATCTCCATAGATAATAGCTTCATTATCAGTTGTATAGACATTTGATATTCTAGCCTTATCTCCACCTTCAACTTCATATGATTTAGTTAGAATGACATTGTTATTAGTCAATGCATGACCTGCAAAACAAATCATATGCGAAGTAATAGCTCGACCACAATATGTAGTTGAAGCTCCTAACCATTCTCTGAATGCCCAGCGGAAACCTTTCGCTAATAATGCTCCATAAAGTGAATTGAGTGAGATTTTCTTAGTTAGCTGAAGCAGTTCATATTGAGCTTCTTGAATCTTTGCTTCGTTTAGGTCAGAAGAATCTTTTCCTTCAAGTTCTTTGAGAATCTTAGTCCATTTCTTTTTCTCTGCTTGCATCTTTTTACGTTCAGAATACCAAGATTCCAAAAGCATAGGCACAATACCCTTACCTGAAGATTGGTCGAATACCGTTCCATAAGCAGAGATAGCCCATTTTTGTTCAAGCAGAACTTCTTTCCATTCTTTACCAGTTAGAGTTAGAGATTCTTCACCATTTACAAAATGTAAAGTATGCGGATGATTATCTTCATCACGAATACCTTTCCAATCCGCTTCTTTAGCAGTTGATTTGATAAAAGAAATAGTATCAATACCTGCTCGTTCTGCTTTTTCTACAGCTTCAGCAAATTCAGGATTCTCAATAAACAATCTTTCAATCGTTTCGTCAGTATCAAATTGACCTATAACCTTTTCAGGTGACATATTAAGACTACGAATAGTTGAAGGATATAGCGAGTTGATATCAACTGAACCAACCCATTCATGTAATCCTATTCGAGGTGTCATAACGATAGCACCTTCGACTTTACCTGTTACTACATAGGAATCTTTATCTTTTACCCTAACCCCAATGTTGTTAATCGCAAAGTTGGAGATACCCATATCAACATACTTAGTTGTACCAAGTATAGCTTCAAATGGAACAGTATTCTCATGTGCCATTTGATTGACAAGTTCAACGAATCTAAACTTTTCATTGAGCAACTTAATAAGAACAACGTCGATAATGTTGTAATGGATGAACTTAACAAAGTCTAATCGATATAGCTTTTCTAAACCTTCATGCTTTAGTTTAGAAGCACCTACTTCTTCAGATGCAATTGCTTCCAAAGTATAACTTTCTCGTCCTTCAAATGTAAACTTCTTGAACATGTCCATATAGTCAAGGTGAGTCCTACCTTGTAACTGGACAGTTAGTTCTTCTTTGCCATATCGTTCAACCAATTTTTCACGAGGTCTTCCCGCACCAGGAAAACATAATCGTAAAGTAGCCTTATCACCTAATAGCTGTTCGATTCGTTTGTAGATATATGGCAAGTCATAAAACTCAGAATGCCATCCTGAAATAAAATCAATATCTTCCAATTCATCGAGAAAGATGCTCAACAATTCTACTTCAGATTCAACGAGAATTAAGTCGCAATCAATTGGGTCGTAATCATAATCTTCGACTTTGATTGGAAACTTGTTTAAACCATTAGTCCAAGTAGTTTCAAGATTTGGAATAAATGATGGTGGAACCGCAATACATACAAACTTATTAAGCCATTGTTTGTAAATGGTTATTGCATTGATTGGAGCAAATGGGTCAGAAGGTTTCGAGAACCCTCTTCCCTTCATTACTTCTGATTCAATGTCAAAAAACGCAAAGTGAATTTTAGGAACAGGACGGCCATAATACTCATCCATCATAATACGTTGAACAGGATTGATATCACTTTCAAACTTTAGTTTGAAGATGTTCTTAGCTGCTTCGTATTCTTCTTTGGTGTCAAAAACTATCTTTTTTAGAGGAGTACCATACATTGAATTGTATGGTCCATCTTCGTCTTCAACAAAGAAATAGCGAGGAGGAGTATATGTCTGGGAGGTCCTAGGACCTCCCAGTGAGGTCCGTTCCCAAGCAATAATCTTATCACTTCGGTAGTCGTTACAGACTCCAATATAAGATGAATTATTTTCTTGAGGATTAGACATTAATGTCCTTATTGAGAATCAGATTCAGGGAATAAGATTTCGATTGCACTTTCAAGTGCTGAAATTTCAGCTCTGGTTTCGATGTAAGAGTTGTTGAAAGACACTTTGACCAATTGATTGAATAGCTTTGATTCAAGTCCAAGTTTTTCAGTTGCTTCTTCACGTAAGCCTTTGATTGCTTCCATTTCGTCCGCAATACGAAGCTTACAACGAACTGCTTCATCCAAGAACGTCATTAACTTAGACTTGTCACTTGGGTTAGCCAAGATAGATTCAATTGATACGATTTGTTTTTTCTCTTTAGCTGCCATATGCTTTATGCCTTTTATGTGATGTTGAACAAAAAATTATTATACCACACTTTTATGTAGAAGTGATGCTAACAAGATGTAGAAGTGTCTCGTTTGCCAGTAAAGATTGAACCCCGTACAACCGGGTCAAGATTGCTGTTGTTGATTGGGCCTTGTTGATTGACTACAAGGTAAAGTCTTACGAGCTCGCCTTCAAGCCATTCGTTAGCAGGTGTAATATGAGGTAATTCACCAGAGTTAGTTTTAGGATTTGATTCCCACGCAAGTAAATGTTTCAATGAATGATTCAACTCGTTAAGGTCTGCAGCCAATTCGTTAAAAAACTTATTGCAAGAAGTAACACATTCTTTATAATCATTGAATCCATTACTTTCTATAGTTGCATTAACACCATTGAATAGTTTGATAAACTCATGATGTTCAAATGAAGGTTTCTTCAATTCTAAACTAACTACAAATGAAAAGAATCTATTATCTATATCTTGTATCATTTTAATGCACCGTTCTATTAGTATCGAAATCAATCAATTCAGCTGCTTCAGGTGTAGTTACTATATTAAGCCGTAATTGTAGTGCATGCATTTCTTCATCAGCTAATACGTAAGTTAATTGAATATAGTCATTGATAGTTAAATCTCTTTCTGTTCGAGGTAATCCATCTAATGCAATTTGAAATAGGTTATCATCTTCTTCACCTAATTCTTGGAGTTCTAGTTCTTTGATTAGTTCTTCTTCCTCTTCATCGGTATCTTCGCCATATGCAACTGCTGCAGGATAGAAATCAGGATTAAACTCAATAGATAAAAATTCCTGTTCTTCAGTTAGAAGCAATTCATTTATAGCTTCTTCTGCTGCTTCTATAGCAAACATATCATATTGATACTCATTTGAGATAACGGTAACCTTAAACAAGTCATCGCATGAAATTCCAGGCAATAACCGTTCAAGAAACGGTTGAAACGCTTCTATAGTATAAAAGAACATTTATATTGGGCCGATGATTTTTGGATTGTTAGGAATTAACGAAGTATCATCCGTGATGACATCTGCTGATGATAACCATTCTAAGTTATCATCAGCGACATGTATTAAAGGGGCAAAGCTAACGTAAGAAATAGAATTTTTAGAAACTTCTAAAGTAATAGAGCCATTATTTGAATAAAGTCGTAAATGATAATCTACATCTGAAAGATTATTAAAATCAACAAAAGCTGAATAAATTCTATCAATAACAGAAAATGGAGGATACGCTAATAAAAATCTAAAGTTATTCAAATCAGTGTAAATAACATTGCTTGAAAAATGATTTCCATTTGGATACAAATTCAAAATTTGATTAGCAGGTAAAGATAAAGTATCTAAACATGTATAAACATCATAAGTATCATTTCCATATTCAATAGTAGAAACATTTGTCCATGAAGTTTGATTTTCTAAATTAGAAACTAATAAAGTATTACGAGTAAAAGTTATTGGATTAGATAAAACAATATTTTGATTTTGATAAACTATTACTTTTACTACTGAACTAATTGAATAAGAAGTATTGAAAACTACTTGATAACCATTTTGACCATTATAGTTTAATCTATAATCATTGATTAGCGTTCCTTCAATTAATTCAACTCCATTCAAAAAAACTTTTACAATATCTGAAGATGTAAATCGCAAAACCTTTTTACTTGATGTAGAGTCAGGGCCAGAAACAGAATTGAAAGTAGAAGAAATAAAGTATGTAAATTCATCAAAAGTATTTACTTCAGATTGTTGAGTAGCAAACGAAATTGATAAAGAAGACGGATTGTTGTTTATTGACGGATTTTGACGTTTGACTGCTAAAGATAAAGCCAAAGAACTAGAAGATGCTAAAGTAACATAAAGATTTTGTTCAGAACTATTTATAGTTGAAGATGTTTGATTTCTACTAATTTCAAAACGAGAAATCCAATCAGGAACGCCGTCGACAGGGGCAGAAGCCAAAACATTACGCAAACTTTTAGTAGCTATAGGTAATAACTTCCCACTACAGTTCAAAGTAATTGAACATAGGTTTATGAAGCTGTGTAAAGACGAAGCCTCAACATCTTTTGTTCTATTACATGTATTGCATTTATAAGTAACGAATTTTTTATTTGCAGCCATTATTATTCTGATGGATGTATTACATAAAGGTCTTCAGGTCTTACCCATTTGAACCATAAACCTGCATCAAGAGCAGGAGTTATTTCAACTATAGTCTGCTCTTTAGCTCGCAGATTTTTGCCAATAGTTTTAACTGCCGTTCGACCAGTTTGACGGACTTCTAAACCGTCATAGACATAACATAAATCTTTATCAATTACCATCAGTTAAAGCCATCTCAACTAAGTCTCGCATAAACTTTACAGCAGCAATTGTCATGAACACATCAGCCAATGCATTATGTGTATCACGGTCGCCAACTCCTGTTATTTCGAACAAGTGGTCTGATTTATATGTCACAAAATTGACAAAGCTAACACCTGCAGTATCAATCTTCACATTATGAACATGAAACATCATGTTATGTGGAACTAACATCTGACGCATAAACAATAAGTCATAATCGACATTGTGACCCATGACCATGATTTCCGGATTAGGTCCAAAATACTTCAACAAAAATTCGACAATTTGCACAACCGCATCTTCGTTAGACAGCCCGTGTTCTTCCAGATATGCTTGTGAAAGTCCGTGTATTGCTTCAGCTTCAGCAGACCATTTGTATCGGCTTGCATCAAACTTCATCTCAAGATAGAGAGAATCCACAACATCTAACGTTCGAGTGTTGAACACTGCCATACCCAAACTTAGTGCTTGATGGTCAATAGAACTATCACCGCCCCACGTTGAACCTGAAGTCTCAAAGTCAAGGCAAAGACCTAACTTAGGGGCACGAGATGTATAAAGTTGCAAAGTCATATAAAGTTAAACCTAATAAAAGTAGTATAGGTTCAATTATATCAGGTGTTGCTACGAATGTAAATGGTTCAAAAAGTCAGTAACAAGTTCAACACGTTCTGTTCTTCCTTCGCAGAAGACATCCAACTTAGCATAAAAGTTCTTAGTTGCTGGACGACGTATAGCATCACCATATAAAGTAGAATATGAAATCAGCAAGTTTTCAAATTGAGCTCTACTTTGTTCATCAGCACGATTCGGGTCAAGTTCAAATGGAATGTTTGGATGAGCATGTACGATGACTAACCCGTTGTAGATACGTTGAGCTTCAATACATCTTGCTTTGAAATCTGCAAACCAGGTACGTTGTGCTTCAGAAGTTCTATTTAGACGAGATACCCAAATCTCAGTATAAGCTGCAATATCGAAGAATGACCTTTCAGTCAAAACGAGTTTGGAATCTTCTGCTTTAGCTAAAGCACTATCATGACTCCATTTGTATTCAAAAACTTTTTCTTGATAATCTTTCATTTTGTAGAAAGATGTCAATACTTCTTGAAGATTTTCTACACCGAGTTCTTCTTGAACAGCACGAGATACTTTGAATGTATCTACTGTAAATTGAGAATTTGCTGATAATCCCTCAAGAATTGCGGATTTTCCAGAACCGTGAGTTCCGCTAACTGCGACTAAAATTGACATATGAAAAGATACTCCAGAAATAAGTGTTGCGAATTACATGAGAAGTGCTAAGTATAACAAGCTCTCATCAATTGCGGTAACCCATTTAGAAGTTCCTGCAGTATTTCCTATCTGCACCATCAACATGCTTGTAGTAGTATTATACCACATTTGACCTTTTGCGATAAAAGTTGGAGCAGTTGGACCAACCTGACATGCGCAAGACTGTGAAAGTATCCAAGCTGTCCCATCCCAGACTTTCAGTTGTTTTAGCGTCTTACTGTACCATTGTTGTCCGTAAACAGGATGAAGAGGCGCAGTATCAGAAGCAAAGTTTTCAAGTATTTTCAAAAAATTTGTTTGATGTATTTGCCCATGATTTGGAACTCCACGACCAACAAAGGTCAATGAAGTTGAAGTATCATCTGTAGTAAGCGGCGCAAGAGGTATATCTGCGACCGAAGTATCAGCATGTTTTATTTGATAAGTCATGTTAATTTAGCTCCATCTATAGAAAGCGAGTATTTGAATATAATAATATTTATTAATGTTGAGCCTTCGTTACAAGGCTTATCCATTTATTCAATGCCATTTCAGGATTATGATAAAGTTCCAAATCTTCATTTGCCTCAACGATTGCAAGTTGACGTAATAGCCATTCTGCTAACTTGACTTGTTCATCATCTTTCAGACCTTTGATATCATCAAGTAATTCCTTAGGAGTTGGATTCTCATAGACATAACGAGGTTTCATTGCACTATGAGATTGTTGGAACTGAAGAATATCATTCTGCGGATTGACTGGTGAAAACTTGAACAATTGAACAAGTTGTGCAATCAGAACAGTTTGTGCAGTGTTAGTGATTTTGCCTGCGTTTCTTACTTCGTCAAGAAGCATAGTCATATGTATAGGAGTGCTTGACTCACTGATAACATGTGGTTTGATGTCGATAAGTTTCATGATAGATGTTCTCTCTCTCTTTATATAAATGTTTGATTTACTATTTACACCTAAGCCATAATCTATGCAAGCTAAAAAACTGACAGACTATATAATTGATTTCGCTCGTGTCTAAGCAGTTGATTTTATTACTCGAAAAACTGACAGACTAAGGGTATATATTATATTCAGTTGTCTCTCTCCTCTCCTCTTCAATTTCGTTATTACTAGAAGTTGACGTTTTTCTAAGTAGTTGATTTTATTACTAAAAATATTTATCATTATCTTCGTAACTTATTGATTTTATTACTAGTTTTCAAACACATCATTTTCCATGACTAATCACTCGGCAATTTTTTAAGAAAAACGAGGTTTTTCCTCAAAGCACCATAAAAGGTATTGCTTCATCACTTTCATCTAATGGAGTGTCAGGTCCAAAGCTATTTACCGCTGGGTTATAATCTTCGGCATTATATTCATATAACAACTTTCTAGCTTTGTCATCAAACTCACTTACATGCTTTAGCAATCTAATAATAAGTAATAATGCAGACACACTGTCATCAGTAGCTCCAATCTTAGCGGCATAAGAACCACCTGAAGCAATAAAGTTCTTAAGTTCAAAGATATTGATTTCAGACCTTATCTCCAATCCGTTCTTTATCTTTTCAACCATAGACTTTAGTTGAAGACAAGCGAGGATTTTGTTACGATTTGTTGTTTGCATTCCTAACTTGCCAGGCACATCATTGATAAGTTCGGCATACTCAGGTGGATGTTCATCGGTATTATAAAGAGCACCAATAGCTTCACCAACTCCATTTCGTTCAAATGTCCAGAATACTTCAGGTCGTTTGTTATTCATAGTATGACTTGACATTTTGTTTAGTAACCACTTTATTCTATCATATAAGTCAGGTATGTTTAGACTATTAGTTCGAAGCTCAGCAACTTGAATAAGTGATGGAAACTCAAACACTTCAACAACACTGTAATCTCGACCCGAACCCGTTGCAATATCAACACCTACAAGATAAGCAGCATCAGCACGAATGTTTTCCCAGAAAGAAAAGCCCTTGTCAATAAAGATTGGTTGTTGATGTCTAAGTTCGATAAGACGTTGTGATTGGATAAGAAGAGCATCAGAAGAAAGGAATTCGCAATCAAGTTCTACTCGTACAACAAGTTCCCCTAGTTTTGCAAGCATTTCTTCTCGATAACCAGATTCAGGACCACGTTCAGGATGTTGAGTATAATGAGCAAAAGTATGACTAAAGCTGTTTAGACCTGCAAGACATTCTCTCCACAATCTAGCAAACAAGTCAGTATCACCATTAGGAGTAGTTGTCATAATCAACTTACCACCAGTTGAAAGAGCCGGAGCAATTGAAGCCCAAATCTTTTCTTGGATACGAGTTGAAATAAAGCTAATCTCGTCAAGCATTAGAATTGATGGTGAATTACCACGACCAGTTTTTTCTGTAGTTGCTTGTGATTTGATGATTGAACCATTGTCAAATTCGATTGATGTACGATTGTAGAACTTGACTCCAGGCTTCAACCAATTTGGAAGCTCTTCATATGCAAATTTGATTTTGGCCATGATGTCTGTAGCATGGTCCATGTTCTTAGATGCTATCACACATGCTTGGTCATCAGTAAAAGCAGAAAGCCAAAAGATGTAGATTGCCGCAGTAGTTGTCTTACCAAGCTGGCGAGACATTAGTGCTAACGTATCTTTGTTATTGTGAATTGCTAGAATGAATTCTTCTTGATAGTCAAACAGCTCAAATAGAACCGTACCTTTAATAGCATGCTGAATTTTGACATAGTTTTTGATGAAGTATATCGGGTCATTCATACACTTCTCAAGTTCTTGGATTTGCCAAGCTTCGTATTCAGTTTCTGTATTCGCTCGCTTTAGATAAGGATTTGCCATATAATATAGATATTAGAATAGTAATTAATATCTATATTTATATTCTTATAATTCAGCATATTCATCTAAATCCTTTTCAATTAGTTCTCGTTGACATGCAATAAAGTCTCTATTACCATTTAAATGTTTATTTAGAATACTAAGAGCTTCTTTACATGATTCACTTTCGTCATTTACATCCCCCGTAAATGCATATACATCTGTTAAAGTTGGAATCTTTAAAAATGATAAAATAGGTCCAACATAATTAGGATTTATTCTTATTGTTTCTGCATCCAAAATATGTTTATGAATATTTGAAAAAGAAGCATTTACAAATGCCTCTAGTTGTATTTCTCCATTAGGACAATATTTTGGAAAATTCTCAAAAGATGTAATTTTACGATACTTAAAAAGATGATATGTTATAAAAACATCCCTATAATCTGATTTACATACTAATTTTTCAGGAAAGTTTTTGAATGATTTTAATTTTTCTAAACGCTCCAAAATCATATATTTTGCATTTCGGATTTTGAATGGGAATTCACCATTAGCATCTAACATTTCATCATAAATTATAAGAGTTCCTAACTGACAATCAACTATCCCAGATGCAGATATTTTGAAACCGTGCAAAGAGTTTTTCTTTGGGTCATTCGGTATAAGTTCTTGACTTGCCCAATCATTTAATAGGTCTCGAATACGTTGAACGTATTCGCTATTTGAAGCCGTGTCTTCTTGTAAGTATTGTTTAAAGCTCTGCATATTCATCTAAATCCTTTTCAATTAGTTCTCGTTGACAAGCTACAACATTTCTATCACCATCTAAATGTGTTCTGACAATTCGAATGGCCTCATTTAATTTATCGTATTTTGCTAATCTAATACTATTAGAAGAAAACCAAACTTGAGTTGGATGAGGTATTTGTAATAATCCTAATAACCCTCCATTAAAATACTCCATTTGATAAATGTGAATCGCATCACATTTTACTAGCTTTTTGATATTTGTAAAAACTGTATCAACTTGAACATTGATAGACAATAAATGACAAACTACTTGAAATGGAAGTAATCTATTCAATCCTATATTACAATTAGCCGAAAACTTATGATGATTAATGACATGCGCAAAGTTCATTTTATACTCAGAGCAAACTGCTTCCATAATCTTACCATGCAAATCAAACTGAGCTTTTTCAGATTTCAACCAATTACTATCAGGGTCTATAATAACTACAACAAAACCTTCAGTGCTTACATCTTGAAGTGAAAACTTAAAGCCTTTCAACACTGGTGAGACTATACCACGAACTTTTGCTGAAGTTATGTCTGTTATAGGATTTCCTGGAAAGTAATAACAACATTCAAGATAAACTGAATTCTGAGTTTCACCTTCTTGCAAGTATTGTTTAAAATTCTGCATATTCGTCTAAATCACGTTCAATTAGTTCTCGTTGACAAGCTACAACATTTTGACGTTCAGGATTCAAATGCTTATTGATAACATACATCCAATGCAATTCATGATAATCTGATGTTGATAAGTTGATTGCTTTACCTTTCTTAGCTAACCTAATAATGCCTAATGCCTTTCCGGTAACGTTTTCACAATTACGAATATATAAGTTTCTAAAAGAAGATATAATTTTATCAATTCCGGATAATGAAGATTTATTTTCTACATTTACATAAACAGTATCATATGAAATTGGAATTGAAAGTTTAGGAACCTCATGTGAAAAGAATAGATTAACATGGTGGTCTTCATGATTTTCTCGATAGTTAGAAGAATCACCTGCAAATTCATTCAATACGTCTAAAACATTTTCACGATAATTATCAAAAGCATCAACATTTTTATCTTCAATCAATAATTTAATAGAAAATGAAATAGTACTAACTAATATAATACTATCAGTTCCAGTCTTTTCATTGATAAGTTTTTTGAACTGTTGCAAATTTGCTTTCATCTTCTTACATAAGTCAGTCAATCCGCTAAATTCTAATGTAAGCTCTATCATATGATTTTGTTTTAACTTTGGAATAGCTTCGTGTTCAAATAGTTCTTTTACTTTCATTAAAACTCCGCGTACTCGTCTAGGTCGTTTTCAATTAGATCACGTTGGCACGCAATCCTGTTGCGCCCTGCAAATATATGTTTAGTTAGAATTTTACCTAAGATAAGATCAACTTCTTGTGGTGGTTTTGTTTGTCGAACACCTTGTTCTAATCCTTTAATTTTCAAAATAGAAAGAACACCACTTTTAATAGTTGGGTCAAATTGTAACATGATGCCTATTCTTTTTACTAACTTATCTAAATTGTCAAAAGAAGTAATTTTTGCATTACGATAAATTTGTAGATTACCATCAATATCAGAAGCAATATGTTCTAATGATGATAAGTTTTTATTATCCCATATAGCTAAATTTGTTAATTTAGATGGACAACCTTCTAAAGATATTAGATTTTCATTGTCACTTATCATCAAATGTTCAATTGTTGGCGGACAACCTTTTAGGGAACGAATTGAAGATTTAAGAACATTGAGATAAATTGTATCTTTTGGGAATTCAATTTGAGTTAAGTCAGGGCCCATTTCTCCAGATAATATAATTGTTTTATTTTCTTCTTTCTTAGCTAATTTTTTTTCAGCTATGTCTTTCAGCTTTTTTAAACAGTTGATATAACGAACATATAGATTAGGAACGGGAATAGGCGAATTCATCTTAGTGGCTCTATCAGCATGTGCTGCCTGAGCTCTTATCTGTCCATTAGAATAAATCGAATAATCCATAGTTCCATTTTTCAACTTGAATGTTAAAGTTCCGTTTTTTAGTTTTATAGCAGAACTGATATCAAATGTTTTTGAAAGTATTTCTTTATATTCGTTTGATTGTTTGACTTTATTTAGAGTATCAGCTAAATCAACCGGGTCAATAGGCGGCAAATCTTTAACAGCAGGTATCGAAACACCGGCTTCTTTTAGTAATGGAAATAGTTCATTTAGTTTCATTAAAACTCCGCGTAATCGTCTAGATTATTTTCAATTAGTTCTCGTTGGCAGGCAATAGCATTTTTTTCGTCTGTTTGTAAATGGTTATAGACTATTCCAATTGCTTGGCGAAGTTCATTAGAGTATTTAGCTCTTTCAGTTGCTGGATATGAAATAGTTCTCAATCCTGGTATCTTTAGCAAGCCTAATATAGAATTAGTCAAAGTATGCGGAACGACAATTTCACCATCACCTTGTCTATTAGGTCTTATTTCTTTGATGACTTTGTGAATGCCACTCAAAGAAGTAATACCAGTTCCACGAAGTATATATGAAGAAGCTCTTTCAGGAAAATAATCAAGTGATGTGATTTCTGGATTGTTGCTAATGCTAAAACGACCACCCACGATTTTAGGACATCCTTTCAAAGAACCTAAACTACAATTTGCTATAAAGAAGTTCCTTTCTATTTGTCCAAACTGACATGGCAAATAACGAAGATGAGTTGAACCATTAATACGTGGCAAACATTCTTCATCACCAGATAATAACACAGCCGTAGCATTTACAATACCATAATCATACTTTGCATTTTCAAAGTTGCCAGGGTCTAAATCTTCAATGTTATACTTCTTTAGAACTCGATGACCATTTCTAGTAATCCAGTCGATAATATCTTCTTCCGGCCAAAAGTCGAAATCGTTGTTAGCCTGTTCTTTTAATAAGTATTGTCTAAAACTCTGCATAATCATCCAAGTCGTTTTCAATTAGTTCACGTTGACATTTGATAGCACTTCGTTCACTAGAGAATAAATGCTTAGAAACAATTTGAGCAACTAAACCAAATTCTCCATCTTCTGTTTTTCTACCATTTATAGTAAATGCAATTGAAGTACAATCTTTTACTTTGAAAAATGCTAAGACCCCAGTTTTGACTGGCGGTAAAGTAAATCCTTGACACCTCGGAATATGCTTATGAACGTCAGAGAATGAAGTGATTGGATTACCATACGCTTGAATAAACTGAGCATGCTTTGGAAATCCTTCAAAAGATGTTAGCTTATTATTAGCAGCATTAAACAATCTACATTGTTCAGGACCACCAACTAAAGGCGAAGTCAGTTCATTGTTGTTACAATAGAAATCCCCACCTACTGAGAAATCCCCCGCCGCATTAAGTTCAGGTGCTCCTTCTAAGGTTGTAAGATTATTGTAAGAACAATTGAAGTTTGAAATCTTATTTGGATAAATTCTGCCTTTTAGCGTAGTAAGACTAAGATTACGCACATCATCTTTAGCATTCTTTAGACGTTTTGCAAACCAATTCACAAAATGGGTATGTATTGTATCTAAACAGTTCAGATACATTTGTAATGAACCGTCTGGACCCGCACCATAACCCGCTTTACCCCAAATAGAGGCGTAAGAATTTTTGACTTTGATATCACCTGCATAATTGACAAAGTATTCTCGTGGTTCTTTTAGATAGGTATCTTTAGTCACTATTTGCAAAGAACCATTCTTTCTTTGTATTTTCGTGGAGTTCAAGTCAAAGTACTTCGAGAAGTCCTTAAACTCTGGAGTTTGTTCTAATTGGTCAATGACCGCTGAATAGTCTGCACCTTTAGATGCTTCATTTAACAATTCTGATATTTTCATAGTTCTGCGTACTCGTCTAAATCCTTTTCAATTAGTTTTCGTTGACATGCAATGACATCACCCGAGTTTAAATATTTTAAAACAATGTTAGCCCATTCAGGATTTGGAGTATTGATTTTTATTACTCCATGTTTTGCTAACTTTATCAAACCCAAAACACCACCTGTAATATTCTCAGAATTATTGATTTCTAAATAACTAAAATCTTTTATTATTTTATGAATACCAGATAATGAAGTTTTATTAAGGTTCTGAATAAAGATATTCGGAAACTCAATTGGTATTGGTAATGAAGGAACCTGTTTGTCAAATGTTAAATGAACTATATGCGACCCTGAATCTTCACGAATTTCAGTGATATCAAAAAACGCTTTAAGAACAGCATTGACATCATCTATGTAATTCGCAAAATCATTCACCTGATGTTCTGGAACTTCAAGGCTAATATCAAATGTACCTTTACCAACTTGAATAATTGAACTCAATCCGGTTTTTTTGTCAATAGCATCAGTTATCTTTTTAGGATTTTCATTGAGTTTTGTTAAAGTAGTAGTTAGAGCATTATACGACAGCCATAAGTCTATAAAATAATCTTTTCTAACTGAGGTTTCAAATAGTTCTTTTATTTTCATTAAAATTCCGCGTATTCGTCTAAGTCTTGTTCAATCATTTCACGTTGACATGCAACTATATCTTGATTTTCTGATTTTCTATAACTAGTAATAATTTTAACCCATTCAACAGTTTTAAACTTATTACCCCAATCTGCATTATTTAGAATGAGTTTGCCTTTGATTTTCAATAACCCTACAACACTATCGCTAATCATATTAGCATATTCAATTCTAAATAATTCATCTGCTTTAATAAGTTTATCAACACCTGCTAATGAAAGAGCTGTATTACTATTTGAGTTCAAATAGATAACCGGCCATTCAATTGGGCTATTTGGCATATTGTCAATAAAGACAATAGGAAATGATGAACCTTCGTTATAAGGGCTTTTATCGATTTTGTTAAAGCTTTCGACTACTTCGCGAACTCTTTCTAATTGATGTTCAATATTAGTTTTGTTGAATGGAAGTTTTCCGTTCAAAGTTATTCGTACTTGGTTACTTGATGATGGTTTATCGACAAGTTTAACTTTTACGCCAGTAAGATTAGCTTTAATCAAAGCATCTCGAATAGCAATTACTTTTGGTGCAAAATGTGTTTCAAACGATAACTTTATTTCAAAAGTATCGGTTCTATTACTTGTTGCTTCATTTAATAATTCTGATATTTTCATAATTCTGCGTACTCGTCCAGGTCGTTTTCAATTAGTTTTCGTTGACATGCAATCCAATCATTGGCTGTTTGATAACTATTTATGATAGATATAGCTTTTAATAAAGTATTATAACCTTCTTTCCATCTATCAGTTGAAGCAGTAGAAAGTAAAGGAATATTTTTCATCTTCAATACACCTAATAAGTTTGATTGAACTGATACAGGAACATAAATCTTACTGCAACTCTGAATATGTTTATGAATATCTTTGAATGAAGTGATAGGATTATCAATCAAATCTAAAGAACCACTTATATTATAAGGAGCACCTTCAAGTGAAGTAATATTATTTTTATAACAATTTACAGCACCATGAACCGAGTTTGGAAAGTTTTTGAATGAAACTATTTGTCTATCTTCAATATCAAAATCACCTAATACTACGTCAAGTTTATATTTTAGTTCATATCCATTTTCAACTTTATCAGCGAAAGCTCCAAATGCCGTATCAGATTGCGATAAGTCTAATTTAGAATTAGCATATAATATGCCCATTTTATTTAGATTGATAGTACCTTGAGTAAGCATTCTCAATTGCTCTGCTACTTTATATGGTATTTGTTCTTCTTCCTGTTCAAACAATTCTTTTATTTTCATTAAAACTCCGCATACTCGTCTAAGTCATTTTCAATTAGTTTTCGTTGGCACGCAATGGTGTTGCCATTAGGTAAGAATTCATTGAGAATATCAATTGCTCTTTCGAAATCGTCAATACTTTCACTTGATATCCAAACAGTTTTAAGGTTTTTGATTTTCAAAAATCCTAATATCGGACTTGGCTTATTCCCAGAAATATAAATCTTATCAGCTTCTAAGATATGGTTATGAACATTAGCGAATGATAAATTTTGAGCTTCCCATAAATTCAATACTCCTTTGGAATACTTTGGAATACTTTCTAAAGAAGTAAGCTTAGGGAAATTTACTCCCTCTAATTTTAGAGCATCAATCTTTGAGCTTTTAGGAGTTTCAATATACTCTGGAAAGTTTTTGAATGAAGAAAGTGCAGACGTATAAACGTGAATACATTTAGCTCGGGTAATCTTGAATGGAAGAGTTCCTTCTGGCGTTAGCATTCTTTCCGTAATTTGAAATTTTGGCATATTGCATGAAACTGTTCCATCTTTAGCGACTACAAATTTGTCATAGTAATCATGCGGAAAAGTTTGCCAACTTCGCCATTCATCAATAATAGCAAGTACTTCATCCTTAGACATTTGTTGATTACTAGATGTTTGTTCAAATAGTTCTTGTATTTTCATTAAAACTCCGCGTACTCGTCTAAATCTTTTTCAATCAATTCGCGTTGACATGCAATGGCATCTCGTTTAGAACTTGCTAAATGTTTATTTAGTATCTGTTGCCACTTATCACCATGGTCTGTAACTGAACTCAATCCATTTATCTTTAGAAATCCAAGAATAGGACCTTTATACGGATATGGAAATTTAACACCTTCAACATAATCGATATGTTTATGAACATTTGCAAAAGATAGTTTCGGAAAATGAGAAAAATCTGCGGAACCATTAATATGTCGAGGCACACCTTCTAATGAATGAATATTAGGCCCTTTCATTGTGCTATTAACTCCGAATATGTTCAGCATTGTGCCATTACTATTATTAAGAACTTTATCTGGAAAGTTTTTAAACGTTGTCATTGCATTAACACCATAAACATCAAGTGAAATACATGATATAAACTTGAATGGAAGCTCTCCGTTCTCAAACATCCATTCATAAAGTTTTAGATTTTCGCTCAAATGCTCTACACCATAACCTCCACCTTTATATGGAACTATTTTATATTTTCCGAATGGTGGATACCATGAAGAATATGTTGCAGCTTTTTCAGAAGCAATTTTGGTTCGCCATTTATGTATCTTAGCCATGATAGCAAATTCTTCCGGATGCTTCTTTACTGCTTCATTTAACAACTCTCCAATTTTCATAGTTCTGCGTACTCGTCTAAATCCTTTTCAATTAGTTCTCGTTGGCACTCAATGATGTTTCTTTTACCTTTTAAATGTTCAGTAACAATAGCACAAGCTTTTTCTTTATTAGTTGTAGCATTTTGTAATGTTGGACCATTAATTTTTTGCAAGTTTGGTATTTTCAGAAAACTTAGTAATGGGCCAACATAATCACGGTCAATAGCAACAACAGAACAACTTTTGATATACTTATCAACATTAGAAAAATTCACTTTTTCTAGCATGCTCATATCAATACCACCCTGAACTTCTGGAGTAATTCCTTCTAACGAAGTGATATGATCATATCGTTCATCATTTGAATAAACCCCTCCAAAGTTAAGTGACCAATCAAATCTTCCAAATCCTACTTTATTTCTATAATCTCTAAGTATTTCATTAGGAAAGTTTTTGAATGACTTAATTTTTGGAGTTCCAACTGATAACTTATAACAACTATGGATTTTGATTGGTAATTCTCCATTTTCATCTAACATGTAGTTTCGAATTACTAATGCTCGTCCTTTATGAATAAGATGATTATCTGGGGTTAGCTCGAAGTGACCAAAAGCAGATTCTGAAAATTGCGGATTAGCTTTTATTTCTTCTCGCCATTGTTTAATAATGGCTCTAACTCGTTTTGTTTCTTCTGAAACTTTAGGTGCTTCTTGAAGTAGTTCTCGTATTTTCATAGTTCTGCGTACTCGTCTAAATCCTTTTCAATTAGTTTTCGTTGACATGCAACGAGATCACGATTTTTTGATGATAAATATGTTTGAATAATGTTCCAAGCACTAGCTAATTCCGGGTACATTTTTCCGTTTATACTAAGTCTTACTGTAGTTGACGGGTTAAGTTTCAATAAACTTAATAAGCCCCCACCTTTGAAATTATGAAAGTCATTTAATTGTAATTGGAAACAATCTAATACTTTATGTATTCCAGTAAATTTGATATCTGGAGTTATTGTCAATTTAAAGAACTCACATTCAACCGGAAAAGTTGGGATATAGTTACTATAGATATTACAAAATACTTGAAATAACTGATTATTGATAACGTCAATATAATTTTCACCAATAGCATCACAAACAGCTTCCATTACTTTATCATGAAACTTGAATTGATTTGCTTTTGATTTTAGCAAATTACTATCAGGACTTTTTATTTTGATATTGAATGAGTGTTCGCTAACATTCTCTATTGAGTATTTAAATCCTTTTAAAAGATTATATACAGCTTTTCTAATCAATGTTTTAGAAAGTTTATCATAACCGTTAACTGTAAATGGAAAATAATAAACGCATTCTAATGTGCATTCTTTGACAGTATCTTCTGATAATAGTTCTTTAATTTTCATTAAAACTCCGCGTACTCGTCTAAATCATTTTCAATTAGTTTTCGTTGGCATGCAACAGAATCTCCTTTTGGTAGATACTCATTGATAATCTCTGCTGCTTCAGCTAATTTTCCATTTTCTGAATATAAGTGTCTAATTTCTTTAAGATTGACTATCTTTAGAAATCCTAACATTGGGCCAACATATTCTTCATTTATAGAAATCACATCTGCAGCTAAGATATGTTTATGAACGTTAGCATATGATAGATTTTTTGCTCGTGATAATCTCGCGTGACCTCTACAGTATTTTGGACATCCTTCTAAAGATGTAAGATGAGGGAAGCTAGGTGCTAACATGTCAAGACACAAAAGATTGCCAGAAATTCGATGTTCAATTTGTTCAGGAAAGTTTTTGAACGAAGAAAGATTATTTGCTCTAACTGCGACATACTTAGCACGAGATAACTTGAACGGAAAGGTTCCTTCAGGAGTTAGCATTTCATTCACTATTTCTAGCTTATCAAGTTTACGTTCAGCAGAACCATCAGAAGCTACTTGGAAACCATGTATAGAATCACCATTGTTAAAACCTTCCTTTAGCCAACCCTTATCAACCCAGTATTGAATTAACTCACGGACTTCTGGATTAGTCATTTGTTGAGTACTTGATGTTTCAAATAATTCTTTTATTTTCATTAGTCTAACGAATCCTTGTTTTTGTTACGTAACATTTCTAATATCTGATTTCTATCCGCGACAACGATGTTGTTCCCAGAAATATTTGTATTATTTCCAAATGGAATAAATGGAGCAGTCTTTCTTTTGTCATTTTTAGTTCTTGCTTTAAGAGCCGTTGCATTCAACGCAGTATTGAGGTACTGTGCCGCCACTTCTGCATTCCTTGCAGCATATCGAGGTTCTACTATTTCAGTAAGTGCTGTTTGGTTTTCATAAGCATCCATAGCAGCTTCAAAAATACTCTCAATCTTATTGTTGATATCAATATCTTCTGCATCATCTTGATATGATTGGGCAACCGTTTGTTGAGGAACAGCAATCATATCATCTTCATATGAAGATGATGAACTTGTAGTCATATCATAAGTTGAACCTGGTTCAATGTTGAAGATATCTTCAAGCGGATGTTTTTTTAGATTTTCTTTTATCATTTGTTGGCGCTCTTGTTATAGATGTCTTACTTGCAGTTTTCGGTTTTCTTGGTGCTACAGGTTTCTTAGTTCCATTGGCAGCTAGCTTTTTGACTTTTGGTGCTTTCTTCTTTGCAGTTCGTGGCATCATTCGATAGATATCAACTTCAGTGATGACCTTGAATTTCATTCCATTGACCTGGCAAAACCTTTCAGCGGCAATCCACTTCGCTTCATTGACCATAAGTGCAACTCTATCATAAGCTGACTTAGCATGTTCAGCACTTGCTTCTTTCAACGGTTTTACTTCAACTATCCATCTTTCAACTTCTTGATTTGTATTTATCATCTCAAACATAAAGTCAGGATAATACCGATGGACTCGTCCATCTTTTGGAGAAATGTAAGGTATTGCAACTTCTTCACTATTCCATCTAGTAACACTTATAGAACTATCAAAGAACTTCATGACAGTTAGTTCCCATGAAGAACGAAAGAAGATTTGAGCAGCATTTCCAAAATACTTTTGAGGATTGCGCGGAATAAAACGACCTTGAGCCATAATCTTATTCTTCTCTTATTTTCCTAAACATTTCATCAGATGTTTGAGTTCCTACTGGCGGTGAAGTTTTCCCCATGTTAGACACCGAGTCACTTATCCATCGTCCAGCACTTGATGCTGAGTTAGAGATAGCTGAACTTAAACCGCCAGTTACACCAAATAAAGTATTACGAGTAGTATTGGTAATCTGACGTGAAGCTCCAAAGACAACATTTCGTGCTGCTTGTCCAAGAATTGGAATTTTGATGTTACCTACTATTCCACTTGCTACTTGATTGACTGCTCCTCCTACAACACCTGATAACACATTACCTAACCATCCTCCACCTCCACCAAATCCTCCAGGACCGGCACTATCACCGTACCAATGAGGAGAAGGAAAACCAATGTTTTGAACTGGGATTTCTGGACTAAACATATCAGACCCTGGAGCAGCATATTCTGAACGACCTGTGACTTGTGTCGGTTGTCCAATTGACAAAGCATCATAATCAAATCTTATAGTGGCATGGTTACCAACATCTCCACCTTCATTATCAGCAGAGTCATAAGAAATGTCAAGGATACGTGGATTGACAAACCAAAAAGTATTCAATTGTGTAGCATGTCCAAAGTACTGAATAAGACGAATAGAACGAAATGGATTGATAGCATCATCAGGTAAAGCACCTCGCGCAGCAGAGTCAATCTGCGTTCCGTCACGTGATTTGGAAAAAGCCATACCACTGCTTTCCATCATAGCTAATGACTTTTCTGGTGTCCATGAACGAGCCGCTGGTGAATGAGCACGAAGATAAGCAGCAAAGAACGCATGAAAAGTATCTGCGATATCGTCAATCAACGTCATTGACAAAGGTTCATGGTTGATTGTCTTCAAAACCTTTGTCTTATAGTTATACATATTGACAGCTTCATAATCAAAGTTCAATTTAGGTCTATCAATATTTTTGATAACATATTGAAATACGTCTTTTCTTCCGCCTATCAGTTCAGTAAAGTTAGGATTCATTTCGAACAATACACGAAACATAAACCTATGTTTCGGTTGATACGTAATTAAATCCTGCGCATAGTTAGCAGGTCGCCATATTCCTTTTTGGTCTGGTCTAAAATGCGGGTCTAAACCTCCAAAACTCGAAGTCCTTGCGGTAATCATGTCAGAAAATGGAGCACGAGTAAACTGGTCGACCGCTGCTCCAAATTTGTTATAAGCTGCTTGTTCGAGCTGTATCCCTGCTCCACTGACTATTTTGCTAAAATCAATTGCTGACATTTATATAAGTTCCTTGTTTTCTGGTAATACATGTACTAAATGTATTTATCTTTATTTGGAAAACTAATATTTACTAATAATATAAACAAAAAAGGGGAGAATACTTTATTGGTATTCTCCCCCCTTCTATGAGTATGAAACTTACAACAAGAAACCAGCTGTAGCATTTATACCATCAGTTCCAACTACGCCATTATTCAATTCTTGCCATGCATGGTCATATTTGATTGATAATTGGATTTGAACTTGGTCAGCTGACGAATAGTCAAGGTCTCCATAAGTTGCTTCTTTTATCCAAGCACCTTCCATTTTCCATTGTTCCGCAATAGCTTCATTACCATCAAGCATTTGAAGAACTACACCAAATTTGTAACCTGATGCAGTCGCTGCAGTATTCAAAAATTGACCTGAAGCATGGTCAGCACCAATCAAACGCTGTTGTCTTTCTAATTGAGCTTGAACAGCAGAAGATGCTAAACCTGTCAAGTCATCTTCCAAAGTTACTTGGAAATCTGACCAAGAATGCTTTCCTGCAACAAATGAGATTGAATTGTAACGATGTAATGGGACTTCATCAAATGTTAATGTTGGACGATTACATGTAACAACCTGTCTTGTTAGGTTTGTGCCGTCGTTCAACATACCTACGAATTGAACTTGAAATCTATTACGGTGTTTAGGATGAAGAATACCGTTACCAGATAATGGTATCCCTGTTTGTGATAAAGTTGCCATAAGTAAGCTCTCCTTTGAAATTGAATTATATATATAAAGAATTATATTTCTATATGAGAGTATTTATCATTAGAGCCTTCTAATTCTCGAAATATGTATGTAACCCTACATATAAATAGAGTATATGGAAATCAAATCTCAAATAGAACAATCTTTATTAG